CTGGCCGTAATTACGATATCCGTCATAATGGTTCCTTAGCGGCTCAGCCGCGCCTGAAAATGGAATGGCCGCTATTGGCGGCCCTTAGCTTGACCGTGCGTGAGCAGTCCACCTGAAATTGACATGTGGGGTGTCCTCTAGCCGCGCCTGTAGTTGGAAAGCAGCGCATCGAACGCGCTCCAGTCTTCCTCTGCGGAATTCTCGCGCGTCTCGTAGGCGCCAGCGATGTACAGCAAGATTGCGCGCTTCACGGCAGCCGGCGCATCCTCGTAGCCAGCAACCGCTGTCACAGTGATGCGAGAACCAGCCCGGATGACAGGCCACTGCTTGCCGTATGCGAGCACGATTGATGGCTCCAGGCCATCTAGCCGCGCCTCGTAAACATCCACCGCAACGGTCTGGCCGACGCCAGCAGTGTCGATATAGGCGATGCCAGTAACGCTCATCAGCGGCGCCACAGGCAGGCGCGCCAGATCGGCCCAGCAATCGCACTTCAGTTCGACCGTCTGCTCGGCAAACAGCACATTGCAATATTTCTCGACGTGATCCCGAGCCGACGCCAGCATCAACTCGATGTCTGTGTCGTCGTCGGTGAAGTCGATGCGCAGGCGGCGCTTCGCTTCCTCAAGCGTTACCGGCTCCGTCGACGCCGGGTCCGTCACTTTCGCTGGATACCACATCGGCCTTCACCCTTTTGGAACGGCGCTCGGAAACAGGCGTCGCATCCGCGCGCTCAATCTTCTGTTCCGCTACGGGAACGGCGTACCCCGCAGAGATAAGGCGCAAAGCCTCACCCTGCGGGAAGTCGCGCTCATGACCGGGTGCGAGCGAATACTCGTTCCCGGAAAGGCCGACCAACATGCGGATAAGCATTACGGGGCGATAATACCGGCGCCACGAAGCGCCGCGAGAACAAGGTTAAGCGCCGTTCCGGCTGCCGTTCCGTCGGCCGCTGGCGTAATGTTGGCAATCGCGGCGGCCTGCGTGCCGCTGTTCGGGAGGATTTTGCCGCCAGTAAGAACCTGAATGGCGCCACCAGATTCCACGACAAGTGTGTCGCCACCAAGTGCATTGTGCACCTTAGAGCTAAAATCAGACATTGTGTTTCCTTTCTATGGGAATTGGCGGCCATTTGCGACCGCCATGGTCCGATTAAGCCTGAATGAGGTGCTTGATGGCTGCGGTGTCGCCGAGTTCGCCGTCCAGATAGATCAGGCCAGCGATACCGAGGTCAGGCCAGTAGGATTCGCGCTTGACGCCAATCATAGGCGAACCGACCTTGCGGACGTAGTACTTGCCGAAGTCACCGAACAGCATGGTCTTGTTACCGGTAGCGAGGTTCGCCATGGCCTGGTTGATGCTGTAACGATAGCCGAGGATGTTGCCAGGCACGCCGCTCTGTACGTCACCCATCGTCCAGATATATCGGCCGTCCCCGTCCTTCAGCTTGCGGAGAGCGGCCAGCGTCAGGTCATTGAACATAAAGCGAACCTTGGGAGATGCGCGATATGCCGGGTCGACGGAGTGAACCAGATCGATGATTTCGTCGTAGGTAACGGCAGCTACGGCTGCGGCAGTCTTGCCGAGCGTCGAAGCGGTAACAACACCATTGGGATCACCAGTGCCGTCGCCGGTCGTCAGTTCGACGTTGGCGCGGCGGCCAAGACGTTCGCCAAGAAGCTGGCCAAGCAGACTTTCCATATTGAAGATGGAGTCGCGTGCGAGTTCGAGCGAGAACTTAACCCACTGCGTATCGTAGCCGTAGGACTCAAGAGACTTCTGACCGAACACAGCATCCTTGCTGTTGTCGTCAGTCAGAGCCGTACCTTCTGCGTGCTGAACAACTGCAGTTGCTGTGTCGTTGACGGTCGGGATCTTGATCGTCACGCCTGTAGCTGTCGAAATAGTCGTGCAGATGTCTTCGTCGTACATCGGACCCCAAGCCTTCATGGACTTGACGAGGATGTTGGCGAGCTCGACTGGAACGGTGTAGCCGCCTGCAGTCGTGGAAGTGCCCTGCGTGGAAACCTGAACGCGCTTTTCTGCGTCAGGAACAATGCCTGCCTTCAGAACGGCGCGCTCTTCGCCAGACAGTTCGTCAAGCGACGCGCCTGATGCTAGGTACTTGTAGAATACCGAGCGGTACTCAAGCGCAGCACCATCGTCCTGGCCGCGGGCTTCGTCAGCCGATGCTGAACCAGGACGCTTCTTGGCGCGCTCTTCAGCGGCCCGGTCTTCGAAGCGCTTTTCAATGTCAGCAAGCTTCTGCTCGCGCGCGATCAGCTTCTCGACCTTGTCGAAGTCGGCCATGATGGTGTCGTGACGAGCGTCGAGCTCGGCAGAGCGCGCATCGTCGGTGTTCTTCTTGATTTCGTCCAGCGCTTCGCGCGCCTGGGCTACGAGAGAGCCGCGCTTCTCGTTCAGGTCTTTCAAAGACATGGTATACCTTTCGGGTAATGAAAATGGCGCCACCCGGCGCCGACAAGGTTAAACGGCGGGATTGCCGCCCTCCGGCCGGGCCGGGTCTTTACGAAGCCTCCGGCCGGATGCCTCGAATTCGCTGTTCTGTGGTTGCGCGCTTCTCGGCCAATCGGCGTTCGGCCGCTGCCCTGTTCTCTTTCCTGCGGCGCTCTTCTTCCTTGGCGGCCTCAGCCTCTGCTCGGATCACCTCTAGCGACCGAAGTCCGACGGAGGTGTCAGGATATGCCGGGAACGTAACGATTGAGATCTCGCTGATCTCTACCTTCTCCAACGTCCGGCCCGGAGGCTCGGTCGTGTCGTCCCACGTCTGCTTGAGTGCCCTGAAGCCGAATGAGCAGCCGCTAATATCTCGCCGCTCAACCAGTTTTGCGACGTCGCGCCCGATCGTGGTGTCGGGTAGATCGACTTCGAATCTGAGCCCGACGTCGTCCTCCCACAGCCGAAGAGTGCCACTTGCCGTTCGCCCGAGCACGTTGTCGTTCTGATGGTTGAAGAGGCACCGCACATCGCCCTTGATCGTCTCACTAAACGCGCCGGGCGCGATCTGCTCAACGAAGTAATCGGCAATGCCAGTAGGGGTATTGAACTTGGCCGCATATCCGGTGAGCGTCTTTGCGCCGTCATCGGCGCGAAGCTCAATCTGTTGCGCCAGGCGCTTTTCGAGTTCACTCATCCGGCGTCAGCCTCATCGTCTGGTTTGTTGTCATTGGCTGGCGGCTCTGGCGCGCCGACCTTGTTCTGTTGGCCGTAAGTCGCAGTGCCTAGCGGCGCCGTCGCACCCTGTAGGAACAAGTCGTCGCCGTGCGGCATGGCCGGTCGATTATCGAGAGCTCTTGCCTCATTAGGCGTCAGCAGCGCGTTCTGCACGGCCTTCGCCATACCATCCATGCGGGAGACGAAATCGCCTCGCATGATCGAATCGAGGTTGTGCTCTACGTAGCGTGAGCCGCCATTGCGTCCGAAGAACTTAAGGTTCAACTCGTCCTCGAGCGCCTTTGTCCACTGCCCGATTAAATGCTGAACCAACAGCAAGTTTTGCTGTTCGGTGTTCGCCATCGTTCCGTGGGTCAAGTCCTGCAGAAACACAGGCGGCAATTGGAACGCCCTAGCAATCTCCTCGACCTGAAATCGTCGAGCATCGACCATTTGACCCTTAGCGGGGTCAATTCCGACTGGCTTTAGATCGTTGCCTGGCGGAATTGGGAAAATCTGGCTGCTATTCGATTTGGCGGACTCGATTGCGCGTTTGATGTCTTCATGAGCTCGCTTGAGAGCATCTGCCCCTTGCGGCAATGGTCCGACGAGCGCCAGTGGCGGGACACCACCCCCAGCGAAGAAGTTTGAGCCATAATCATTCATGGCCAGCGCCAACTGAATGGCTTTGGATGCCTTATTGATCGGGCCGTAGTGGCGCAAGCCGCACGAATGTAGCATGAAGGCGATGTCGACCACGTCAGTCGCGTCGTATTCCTTATCCTCAAACGTGTATGAAACACGGTGGCCGACGCGCTTAATTGTGGTCTTCGAGGGGTCCATAGGCCAAAGCGAGTCGATGCCTTGTGGCGTGCGCTCGATATATGCCAAGCCACGACCGCCAGTAAAAACCTGCTGCCAGAAATACTGCCAGAACTTGAACGAGCCCATCAGATCGTTTGGCGCACCGTTGACAACAGCCTCCAGCCGCCCGCCGATCCGTTTAGCGCCTTCCTTGGTGTCACGATAGGCGTGCCGCGGTACGGCAGCCAAGGTGCGAGACAGGAAAGCAACGGCCGCCATAACGGCAGGCACATCCAGAGCGCTGTCGATCGTGACATGCGGAAGGTTTGCCTGCTTTATGCCGAAAAACGACAGAAAGTTAGGATCGCCGACCGATATCGTCTGGGTTTCGACTATTGCTCGCGTTTCTAACGCGTTTTTTGCCTTGAAAGGCCACATTTAAAACGCTCCTAGAGACGCCAGACTGAATGATGGGTCATCCCACGGGGATGTTTCTGGCAATGGATTTTCGAACAGGTCGCGCGCCTTCAGACCAAGGGCCATCGCACAGGCCACGGCTCCGTCGATGCGGAACCTTGTTGCCGACTTATCCAGTTTTCTGTTGCCGGCTGCGTCTGGCACTACGATCGCGTTAGCGAAACAGAAGCCAAGCACAGGGTTTCCATCATGTTTAAACCGGCGCTGGATTACGCTCTCCTCGAGAGCATCAACGGCCGGACCCATGCTGACAAACCCTTGACCCCAATCGACCATGCGAATGGCGCCGTCCCGCTTGTTTTTCTCATCCTTGTAAGCTTCAATGCCGATCCGATCGAACTCGACAAGAAGATTGTCGATGCGCGATCTGTCGTAAGCTATCCCGACAATCTCGTAGTCTTGCGAGATTCTGGCGATCGTCTGAGCCACATAGCCAAAGTCGATGACTTTTCCGGGCGCCGCATCAAGCCACCCCAACTGCGCCATCGTCGGATAATCGAAATGGTCGCGCTTGTAGTGATCGTACAGGTAGTCTTTGGGTTTCCAGTTCCACGCCTTGACGCGGTCCTCGCCAGCTTCTGCAGACACGGCAACCAGCGAAGTCAAGTCGACCTTTGCCGACAAGTCCAACCCGAGGTAAATCCGTTCGCCCTTGCACAGGACGCCCGTCTTCGAGGTTTTTTGTCCTTCATCAGTCGTCTCGCACGCTCTCCACTCGGATCTAGGGACGAGTGGAGACGTCTGATCGACACGCTGGTTGAGGTATAGATTCCGAAACGATGATTCGCGTGACGGCATGCGCACCGCTTCCTCCGCGAGCGCCCTAATGTCATCGGTCTTGCGGAAGTCGCCTAGCGCTGGATTGGCGGCGCCCCACGCATCCTCGTCCATCAGGTCATCAACATCTTCGCCGGCCGTGTAGAGGTGGACCGCGATCTTCGGTGAATTCGCCCGGAGACCGTCGTCAATCAACTGCGACAACGGGTGCTCTGGATCTGGAGACTGTGTGGAAATAACGAACCCAAGAGGCTCGTTCCGCGCACCTTGCGATGTATTCAGAACGTCGTAAAGTTCATGGTCGCGCGCCTGTGCCAACTCGTCATAAATCCAGACGGACGGGTTCAGGCCGTGTTTTGTTCCAGCCTCAGCGGATAGCGCGCGATAGAAGCTACCGTTACTTTTGCAAAGAATTGTCTTTGTCGACGGTACAACCGTCAGCGGACATTCGCCATCTGGGCCGAATTCAGGCTCCGCCTCAACCATCTGCCTGGCGAACTTGAAGACCTGACCGGCCTGCTCTCTGTCGGTCGCGGCCGAGTAAATCTCGCCGTTTATCTCCGATGCTGGTCCGCACAGGTGAGCGATAACCAAAGCTGCAATTAGCGCAGTTTTCCCGTTTTTGCGGGCAACAGACAAGATGGCGCGACGAACGCGTCGGCGACCGTCGGACAGAGGAGCGTACACGTCAAACACAAACTGCTTCTGCCATTCACGCAGCTTTATCGGCTCACCTTGGCCTTCGCCACTGGGAACCCTAAGAAGTTCGATGAAGTTAATTACAGCCTGCGCGCGAGCCAGGCCATCTTCCGTGACGCCTTCGCCACGGGTGGCCCATTCCGGACGCTGTGCAGGCTTCATTTTCCACCATTTGATCCAATCAATCCAGCAAACTTGGATTTTGGTTTATCCTTGCGCGGAGCCAGCCCGGCTCGCGCCTTCGGATCCAGGCCAAGCCTATCGCCCATCGCCATCATGAGTCGTGCCGCGTCGCTGCGAATTGCGAACCACGGGTTTTTTACCAGTCCACCCTTAGAACCAGCGACTAGTGGAGGCTCCGCTTTCAGAGCCTCGGTCGCCCTGCGATGATCTGCCCACGCAACCGCATAGATCGCGATACCGCCGGCATCGGTTGACGCGTAAGTTTCCGGCGGCATAGCCGAGACAATCATCTCAAAGCATTCGCGAGCATCTCCCTCAAGGTAGTTGGGGATATACACGTCACCGACGGGTCGTAATGATTCCGGCCGCTTCTTACGCTTGCCGGGATTGCCCTTCAGCGCCTGCATTTCCGGCGTTTCGGGGCGCGGTCCTCGTGCGCCCATATTCTAATTCACCTTATTGGAACCACATTTGAAAACCTGCGGCGTCACGCGTTGTGCTCCCACGCCGGTCCCTACCGGGCGATATCGATCGTTCGGGAGTCACCCCCCTCCCTATAGGGGCCACCCATCGGGGCCGAAGTGGATCGTCTTCTGTCCAAGGTCTTCACGTTGACCTCTCGAAGCGTGACATGGCTTGCAGGTTGATAGGAATGGTCCGGTAAAGAACCTGTCGATGTTGCCTTTGTGACCACCATCAGCATGGTGAACCTCTGTCGCCTCAGTGACTTCGTCTAGCTCCAAACACCATTCGCATAATGGCTGCATGCTCAACTGGTAGCGCCTGATGGCGCGCCACTGTGATGTCTTATAGAGGCGCCTGTATTCAAGCGCCTCATGAGAGCGGCTATCGTTTCTCATCAAGCGGACATCACACATAAGAACTGGAGCTTTGCGCCATGGCGGCATATGAAAGCAAAAGCGGCAGGGAGCACCGTTAGATACTCAACCTGCCGCACGATCACCGCGTCGCGGAGGAGGCGCGCTGCGGTAATGGGAGCGAAGATGGCAACCGTTGCTCTGTAGAGCACTGCCGTTGTTGGCCCATCCTCGGCGACGACAGGAGTTACAATTTCCTGCCTCGCGGATAGTTACGCCCACCTCAGAGGCTGCACCCAACTGCAGCATGTGCGAGCGTCCGTCGCATAGCGTACGGAACAGTGTGGGATGCGCCTGTGCACAACCCTTCACTGTACTAGTGGTGAGATGTAGGAAACGGACATTAGGCCGTTCTCTTGAGTGAAGACGCCATATTATCGTTTGCTGCAATCAACACGCGCTTGCCTGCCTTGCGCGAATATTCCCCAGAGAAACCAGCCGATGCGCCGATGTCCGCCATATTCTCCGCAGTGGTTGCGGCCTCCAGAACATCGATATCTTTGCGTGTCATCGATGCCATGGCTTCCATCCAGCCCTCGCGCTCAATCATCTTTGAGTGCATATCCTGCCAGGCCATAGAGCCTCCGCCGGCACAGGTGGTCTTACGCATCCCAAGAAACAGGTCGGCTAGTATTTGTGTGCCTCGAGGCAGCCCATCGGGTAGCCTTTTCACGTCAGGCATGTTGGGCGTATTGGCTATTGCTTTTGCAAGCTCTGCCTTAGCCTCTTCCTTTGTGATCGGTTCGCCACGCTTCTTCTTTCGTCGGCACGGCAAATACTGGAAACTGGCATCCTCGCCCATCAGCGCTTTTGCAAAGAAACCGTTTGTTCCTACGTGCTGTACTGTCGGGCCTGTTGGTCGCGTTGACTTATCCTTGGTGTTCAGCATCGCACCTCGCGGCAGCGTGACATTCCCCTCAATCACCTTGCCGTCAATTCCGGACATGTGGCAACGTTCCGTCTGCGAACCGTCGCTAAACTGCAGTCTGCCAATACGGACAATGCCACCGTTCGCAATCTCAAAGTCTCCAGATACCGGCCAGGCGTGCTGCTCGCGTCCTTTGCGCTTCTTCTTGAACTTCCCGTCCTTCAGGATTTGCGGGTCGTAATGGTAGACGAATTGCACATCGACCATGGAGCGCTCGATCGCCTCCATAGAGGGCATGATCTCGACGCGCGTCTCCTGCGCGAATCCCTCCATGGGTGGGTTGTTGTCGTTCGCTGGTTCAATCCGCCAATTCGAGCCGATTGGCGCAGGGTCTGACACATCACCATTCAGCAACGGCTGGTCTGTTGTTTCCTTGATGCCAACTGGCCTGTTCATCCAGGCAAGCAGGCCGCTGGCGAGCGTCCCAGAAATTCCATCGTGCCTCGGTGTCTCCGTCGACCATATGCGTGGAAATATCTGGCTATCGTGCTTTGGCGCCGTATTGCGCCAAGCTTCTACATCAGCGCGGTGCTGCTCTGGCGTCCTCATTCTGTTCGCTCCTTGATGATTGGCGTAAAGGCGACGTATCCGTCTGCGTTATCAACTGCGGCAGCCTCAATGACTTTATAGGCTTCATACGGGCTACACCGAAACCATTCGCCTTGCAGCCTCTTGAATGCGCGACTGGCGCCTATATGAGATGCCGACTCAACGCTTTCCGTGGTGCTAATCTCGAAAAAGAAGAACGCCCTGTGGATGAATAGCTTGTTAGGATTGCCGGTCTGAAGAGTAGCCAGCCTAAGCTGCGGGCTAGTTGCTTTTCCGATCTTCACTTCTGTTCCGGTGAAATCGGAAATGACGTAAACAAACGCTCCGCCTATTACCGGGCGAAGTTCTTTCGCCAATCTATTAAGGGGTGTCTCGCCGAATGGATGCCGGACGGATCCGCCAAGGCCAACACCATCTATATTCCCAGCGCCAACAATCCTGATCGTTCTTCTTGCTTCGGCCCTACGATTGATTATCCAGTCGTAGCCCTTCTCATCCCACACGGAACCAGAGAATACTTTAGGCACTTGCTTCGACAGCGATGACGGTTCCGGCATGATCCCCTCAAGGTGTGGTGGTGATTTGGTTTGGTGAACACAAGATGATGTAAACTTACAAATTTGTCAAGAACGACAATGGCCGCACGAGGCGGCCCTTGTCACGAAACTAGGTAAAATTCAAACAGCCGTGCCGCAAGCCTTCTTGGTTGCCTGCTGCACCGTGCGCACGTAAACCCGCAGCCCATTCTGAAGGTCGGCGGAGACATGTGAGCGCTCTGCGTCGTCAAGAGCCTGCCATGCATACGCCTCAATGAAGCGAGACAGGCGGCAGTCCGACGAGACGACGGCTTGGGCGTTTGCGGATGAGATGGTGGCGGCCAATGCCGCGGCGATAATAACTGCTTTCATGTTCGGCCTCCTCTGTGTGGCTGTGTGGTGGACTGAATCTAGGTGCGTTTTACAAATTTGTCAAGGCAACCACGAGCGAACCAACTCCACCGTCCGCTCGGCAGCCTCTTCCTCGGTCGCAACCTTCAGCGTGACGACCGGATGCCCGAGAGCGGCGAGCAGCGGATGCCGGATTTTCTGGCTGGCCGTTAGCGAGCCTTCCGCGTTCTTGTACTCAATGAGGCGCAGCACGCCGTTGGGGAGGTAGACGCGCAGATCTGGATCGCCGGCCGCAATGCCTGTCGCCTGGGCCTTCACCGCGGCGCGTTTGCTGCGGTAGTCGCCGTTCATGTCGCCGGCAATCGTGAAGGATGGGCGGTTGCTATTCGCCGCTACCCGTTCGGCAGTGGCGGCGTATTCCGGCATGGCCTTGAGGGCGCGGACTGCCGAAGCTTGCAGCAACCACTCCTCGACTGGTGCGGCTTTGACGGTTACCTTTGTGCCGCTTGCCGTGGTGGTGGTCACGATGCGGACCTTGGTGCCGTTCATGCGGGTGGTTTGAACTTGGCGGGCCATGGTGTCTCCTTCGTGGTGGGGTGGGTGGTGAGGCAATTCCAAATTCCAGTATCTATTATTCATTCCTCTTAGGTATGGATTCTATATGGAAATAGAGATAGAGTTAGAATTTTAGAATTGATGGTATTAAGTGTATGTATATAAAAGATAATGTCGTTCCGATTGTTCTTGGAATTTCCCGGTTTTGTTGGAATTAAGCTCTTCCTTGAGTGGGTGAAATTCCAAAACCGCCGGTCAGTGCGGAAAATCGCTGGAATTCAGTTTTTGGCCGGGGATCACCATATTTCCCTTACCAGTCCTGACTACGTCGATGTACCCATCCATAGTTATCTCCTCCATCTTTAGATTGAATGACCTATCGTCCAATGTTCCCAATCCCTTTTTTCGCCTTAGCCGAGAAACCGGCAAACTCCCCTTTTTTATTGCTTCTATTATAGCTTTCCTGGCGGGATCGTCTGATGCGCTTATTCGCATCCCGGCGCGCGTTTTTTCGCCATCTACGATCGGTCCAAAATATTCTACTAATGCCTCATCCATCACATCTGAAGGCTTAAGACCGTAGCGAGTGCACATGTGGCGCACATAACGCGTCGCCTTGGACGAAAGAGCCATTTCTCCACCGCGAGGCATGTCGACAAAACCATAATCACTGGCCGCGAATTCTAGAACTGCTTCGCTGATCGACAAAATGGCCTCCTCCGTGGAGCATGAAAACCACTCGCCCTCCAGTCGCTTGCCCGACAAAATCTTATGCGCAATCTTTTCTATTTTGTAAGCGACCCTGCTATTTTTGCACTTTAGGCGGTATCCAACATTGAGCTTCTTTGGGCTGGCCGTCTGTAGGCCAGAGATTCGATCATTAATGTCTCCCGCGACGCCGATCTTGCAGGAATCGCCATCGCTTATGACGTAAATGTGCATTTTGTTCTCCTAAATTGGCCAGTCGGCGGGGCGATAGCCCTCGTCGTACGCGACCATCAACATGGCCACGTGAGTCGGTATGGCGCGCGGGTTGGTGTCGCGCTCGTAGGTGCTGACGGTCAGCGCAGTCTCATATTGCAGTACGCGCGCAAGCTGGGCCTGCGTGAGGCCCAGCCGTTGACGTATGGCGCGGAATTCTTGGTTGGTCATATTGCCGTGTGGCCGCAGTTAGGCAGCCACCTCCTCCTCAGCCTTCCATTCGTTGAAAACTTCGAGGATTGCGTCGCAACGCTTGCGGTCACGAGCGTTCGTCTCGTATTTGCTGACAGCAGCCGGAACCATGTAGTCAAAGTTGATGAGAGCGGCGGCGACTTCCGCGCCAGTCTTAGGATCGGCCTTGATAAGGCGAAGCGCCCAAGTGTGTGCTTGGTACTTGTCATAGGAGAACCATGCGTTAAGCGGAAACACCTTGCGAGCAAGCGTCGTATTGCGCACGCTCTTGACGCTGGCAAATACTTCATAGTTGCTCGGTTCGTTGGTCTTCTTCAGGCTGGTCATTTCAGTCTCCTCTGTGGTGCTGCGTTGGTGATTATTTATATAGGCCAATTAGACTAGTAAGTCAATACGCCTACAAAAGAAAAAGGGGCCGAAGCCCCTCTTTTTTGCCACAGCCGCCGCCTAAGCTGCCTCCTCATCTTCTGGCTTAAGCCGGACCCTTACGCCCTTGCCCTCAACGGAGGGCGTGTAGATGTGCCCCGCCACGGTGAGGCGCTCTAGCGCTTGCTTCACCATGCGATCGTCTGCCTTGGATACGCCCTTGGCGGCTACCAGCTTAGACTGCGGCAGGCTACCATCCTTGGTTCGACGTAGCGCAGATAGAATAGCCTTGCAGAGCTCCTCGAACTGGCTGCCTGCCATATACTCCCTCGCTCCAGCATCTAGCGAATCAATAGATCGCTGCACGACGGCGTATGCCCATTCGATGTCGTCGACCGTGACGCGCGGGTCGCCTGGGTTGTTGCTTAGCGCCCTCACAGTTGCGATCTTGACGACATGCTCGGCCGTTCGCCCTATGAGACCATCATGCGCACCGTGTTCCTCGATTTGTTCATATTGCCAGTCCTCGATCGATAGCCACTTTCTTTCCGCTACCTCATCAGCCCACGGCACGGTGTATAGGTGAGGCCGCATACTCGCGTTACACCAATTGGCCTTTGCAATATCGGGAACAGGCAAAGCTGCGCGGGCGGCCTTCAACATTTTGATCAGCGAGGCAGGCGTCACCATCAGTGGAGGTGCATCGTGGCGTTCCGGCCTCACCTTCGCCTCCACCACCACAAGGCGCGCCACGAAGCCGTCGCTGAGGGTT